AGTTTGGGCACGTGGTTCTCTTGACCAAATGTGTATTGATTCTTTGACAAGGCAACTTGACCAAGAGCTAATTTTCCCGTATAATAACTGGAGAGATATGCGCACTGCCATCGACCTGCTAAAAGAAACAGGCAAGAACGGCTACTGCGATATCATCCACCCTACTTTTAAATCACACAACGTCATTAAACATCATCCCGTACATGACTGTGCTCTTGATATTATGATGTTGATCTATGGAAAATAATGTATACAAACGTCTATCAGTATGGCAGCAAGATGCTGGTTCGTGGTTATGATACCAAGGGCAACCAGTACAAACGCAAAGAAGATTTTCAACCTACAATCTTCGTTCCCTCAAAGACACCAACCGATTACAAAACACTACAGGGTAATTACGTAGCATCATTGCATCCTGGAACGATGCGTGATACCAAAGACTACATTGATCGTTACAAAGACGTAGAAGGCTTTGAGATCTACGGCAACAACAATTACGTTGCTCAGTATATCTCCGACAACTTCAAAGGTGAACTCAAGTTTGATATTGAGAACATTCGTATCTGGACTATCGACATTGAGACTAGCACTGAGTCTGGTTTTCCTAATATGAAGACTGCCAATGAAGAGATCCTACTCATTACGTTGCAAGACAATGCAACAAAGAGAGTGATTACCTTTGGTAGCAAACCATACGTCAACACCGACAAGAATGTTCAGTATCGCTACTGTGCGAATGAACTCGATCTACTCAGAGAGTTTATCAACTACTGGTCATTGAACACACCAGACGTTGTCACTGGTTGGAACTGCAATCTGTTTGACATTCCTTATCTTATCCGTCGCATCGATGTAACACTGGGTGATACATACAGCAAGCGTCTATCGCCATGGGAAAGCATTCGTGAACGCACAATCAACATTCGTGGCAACGAAGAAACTGCTTACGACATTCATGGTGTTGCGGTTCTTGATTATCTCGACCTGTACAAAAAGTATACTTACTCTGCGCAAGAGTCGTATCGCTTAGATCACATTGCATTCGTTGAACTAAACGAGCGCAAGAAAGAGAATCCAGGTAACTCATTCAAAGAGTTTTACACTGACTACTGGAAAGAGTTTGTTGAGTATAACATTCAAGACGTAGCATTGGTTGATAGACTCGAAGACAAGATGAAGTTGATTGAGTTGCAAATCACCATGGCTTACAATGCCAAGATTAACTACGAAGATGTGTTCTCGCAGGTGCGCATGTGGGATGCTATCATCTATAATCACCTGCGTGATAAAGGCATCGTTATCCCTCAGAACAATTCTAGTCGCAAAGACTCTCAGTTCGAAGGTGCGTATGTTAAAGATCCCATCGTTGGTATGCACAAGTGGGTTGCTTCCTTTGACTTGAACTCTCTATATCCTCACCTGATTATGCAATACAATATCTCTCCCGAGACTTTGCTTGCTGGTAAGATGAATGTTACTGTTGATCAGTTGCTCAACAAAGAGATCAACACAACGATGCTTGCTGAACAAAACATTACCCTGACTGCCAATGGTGTATCGTATACCAAAGACAAGCAAGGGTTCATGCCAGCTTTGATGGAAGAGATGTACAAGAATCGTTCTCGTTTCAAGAAGCAGATGTTGAAGATTCAACAAGAGTTTGAGCATGACAAAAAGAACAACGACCTACGCAAAGAAATCAGCAGACTAAACAACTTGCAGATGGCCATGAAGATTGCCCTGAACTCTGCTTATGGTGCGATGGGTAATCAATACTTCCGCTACTTCGATATCCGTATGGCTGAAGGTATTACCACCAGTGGTCAGTTGTCTATTCGTTGGATGGCAAACAAGTTGAATGCGTTTATGAACAAGACGCTAAAGACCAACGGCAAAGATTACGTGATTGCGATTGACACTGACTCAATCTACCTAACACTGGAAGATCTTGTTGAGACAACCTGTGTTGGCAAAGACACGAATCAAAAGATTGCCTTTATGGATAAGATCTGTGAAGATGTATTCCAACCATTCATCGACAAAGGTTATGACGAACTCGCTACATATATGAATGCATACGATCAAAAGATGCAGATGAAGCGTGAGGTGCTTGCCGACAAAGGTTTGTGGACTGCCAAGAAACGATACATACTTAACGTGCATAACTCTGAGGGTGTTCAGTATGCAACTCCCAAGCTAAAGGTCATGGGTCTTGAGATGGTTAAGTCATCAACACCGCAGATCATCCGCAACAAGTTGAAAGAATCAATCACTGTTATTCTTGAGGGCAATCAATCAGCCTTACATAAATTCATTACTACCTTTCGCAAAGAGTTTAATCAGTTGCCTGTTGAACAGATCTCGTTTCCTCGTTCGGTAAACAATCTTCAGCAGTATACTTCTTCATCAAACATCTACGGCAGTGGTACACCGATGCATGTGCGTGGTGCTTTGCTTTACAATCACTATCTCAAGAAGGCTAAGTTGGAAGGTAAGTATCCTCTTATCCGTGAAGGCGAGAAGATTAAGTTTGTGTATCTCAAGACACCGAATACAATTCAAGAAAACATCATATCGTTTACCAATGAGTTGCCCAAGGAACTTGGTTTACATAAGTATGTTAATTACGACATACAGTTCGAGAAAGTATTTCTTGATGCGTTGCAAATTGTAATCCAACCACTTGGCTGGAGCGTTGAAGAGAAATCATCACTGGAGGACTTCTTTGGTTAAGAACATTAGATTGATTAAGAGTAATGTTGATGTCAGTAAGATCCTTGCTGAGATTAACAAGTATCCCCATGATTGGGATGCACAAAAGAATATGAACAACACAGGGCACAATGAAGAATTGCCTGTGTCTGTTCTTCAACTTGTCATGGGTGCTGTTGAGCAAGAAGGACAACATCCAAAGGACAGTGAGATCTCAGTTAAGACAGAGATCTATAAAAAGTATACGGAGACTCGTCGCTGGCTCCGCAAGAATGGTTGTGCCGAGTTTGACCGACTTGCCTTCCTTAAACTTGGTCTTGGTCATAGTGTTGGAACTCACATTGATGAAGGAACATACTATCTTACACGAGATCGATATCACCTCTCAATACAGGGTGAATACATATACACAGTGAATGGTCAAAGTGTCATTATCAAACCAGGAACTTTCTTTTGGTTCAATAACAAGACACCGCATGGAACAAAGAATGTTGGAGATGTTCCAAGGATCACAATGGTATTTGACTTACCACATTCTCCAAACAATCCATAGTTGACATTGGAATTTTTATCAGGCATAATAAAGGAACATATGAGAGTACTAAAATTTTACGCAGACTGGTGCGGACCATGCAAGATGCTGACTGAAGTTATTCATGACGCACAAGACCAGATTAACATCCCCATTGAAGAAGTCAATATTGATAAGGATAACGCTGTTGCCATTCAATACGGAATTCGTTCAGTGCCAACGATGATTCTTCTTGATGAGAATAATACTGAACTGAAACGTGTGGTTGGTTCTCTTAATCAATCAGATCTATTGACATTCCTGAAAGGATAACATGAGCATACTAGACAAAATTAAAAAGAACTCAACCATCAAGGAAACTGCTATCCTTGCTAACTCAAAGTTCTTTCAAAAGAAAGATATGATTCAAACAGCTATTCCTGCTATTAACGTAGCATTGAGTGGTCGTTTAGATGGTGGTTTAACTCCAGGACTGACAATGTGGGCTGGTCCAAGTAAACACTTTAAGACAGCGTTTACATTGTTGATGGCAAAGTCTTATATGGACAAGTATCCAGAAGCTGCACTGTTGTTTTATGATTCTGAATTTGGTACTCCGCAATCTTACTTTGATAGCTTTGGCATTGATACTGATCGTGTTGTTCATACACCTATTACTGACGTTGAGCAATTGAAGTTTGACATTATGCAGCAGTTGGCTGGCATTGATCGCAACGACAAGATTATGATTGTTATTGATTCAATCGGTAACTTGGCTTCAAAGAAAGAAGTTGAAGATGCCATGGATGGTAAGTCTGTTGCCGACATGAGTCGTGCCAAGCAGATGAAGTCGCTGTTCCGTATGGTAACACCTCACCTGACTCTTAAAGATATCCCAATGGTTGTTGTTAACCATACTTACAAAGAGATTGGTTTGTATCCCAAGGATATCGTTGGTGGTGGCACTGGTTCATACTACTCTGCTGACAACATCTTTATCCTTGGTCGTCAACAAGAAAAAGATGGCACTGAGTTAATGGGCTACAACTTTATTATCAACGTAGAGAAATCTCGTTATGTTCGTGAGAAGTCTAAGATCCCAGTTACTGTTATGTTTGATGGTGGTATCTCCAAGTGGTCTGGTTTGCTTGAGATGGCTCTTGAATCTGGTCATGTGGTTAAACCTAGCAATGGTTGGTACTCACGTGTTGATTTAACCACTGGTGTTATTGAAGAAAAGAAGTGGCGCATTAAAGATACTGATTCCAAAGAATTTTGGTTGCAGGTTCTTACTGACAAAACTTTCCAAGACTGGGTTGTTAAAAACTATCAGGTGTCGTCTGGTTCTATTATGCAAAATATGGATGACGATGAAATTGAAAAAGAATTAGCCAAGATCGATGATTAAGTATACATTTGTTGAGAAAGCAGAAGCAACTGGTGAATATACTGTCGCCTTAAAGTTTCTAGAGGGTAAGTACGAGGGTATGGTATTCTCGTACGGAGAAGTCAAATTCATAGAGCATGGAGATGAAGATGCTGTTACTCTAAAGTTTGATTATGAGATCCACAAGAACCCTGGAAATGTTGACACCTTTGACAAACAAGAGGTAGAATATATTCTGGGAGGCTTTCTTCAAGAACTTATCAAAGAACAGCTTGGTAAGAACGAACTCATTTACACTGGTGGAACTGATTAATGCGAATTGAAAAAACGATTCTTTCGAATCTTGTACATAATGAACAGTATTGCCGTAAGACCCTGCCCTTTGTAAAGACTGATTACTTTTCCGATCGCAAGGAAAAGATGATTGCTGAAGAGATTACAAAGTTTTACGATACTTACAATAAACCAATCACACTGGAAATCCTTGCCATTCAACTTGGCAATCGGCATGACCTTGGTAGTGATTCTAGAGAGATTGATACATATATTAATGAACTAACCTCAAAGGAAACGAATGAGGAATGGTTAGTTGCAGAGACTGAAAAGTTTTGCAAACAGCGAGCAGTATACAATGCTATTCTAGCATCAATTAAAATTATTGAAGGTAAAGATGACAAGCACAACCAAGAAGCTATACCCAGTTTACTTTCTGATGCACTTGGGGTTAGTTTTGATCGCCATGTTGGTCATGACTACCTTGAAGATTTCGATGGACGTTTTGACTTTTATCATAGGGTTGAAGAAAAGGTTGCGTTTGATCTGGAACTCTTAAACAAAGTCACCAAAGGTGGGTTGTCAAAGAAAACCTTAAACGTAGCATTGGCTGGCACTGGTGTTGGTAAGTCTTTGTTCATGTGTCACTTTGCTGCTTCAACTATGATGCAGGGTTTGAATGTGTTATACATAACTATGGAGATGGCTGAAGAACGTATCGCTGAACGTATTGATGCCAATTTGTTGAATCTTGGTATGGATGAACTAAAGGTTATCGACAGAGATATCTTTACCAATCGTATCACAAAGGTTCAAAAGAAAACACAGGGTAAACTTATTATCAAAGAGTATCCAACTGCTTCTGCGCATGCTGGTCACTTTCGTTCTTTGCTTGAAGAACTAAAACTCAAGCGTGACTTCCTTCCTGATGTTGTTATTATTGATTACCTTAACATCTGCGCCAGCCAGCGTATGAAGATGGGCTCAAGTGTGAACTCTTATACATATATCA